TAAAAACTGACGCCTATAAATAGAAGTCCCAAAGGAGTGAAATACAAACCAACTTTGCACGTCATTCCGGTATTTAATAATCATAAACTCAGGCACTGCTGCTAAATTGTGCGCCACAGCTCTACCTGCTGTCCCATTCCCCGTATAGCAAACCTCATCAAAGAAGCCGGGGGCGCGTCGGAAGCACAAACTATCGTAGTCATAGCCAGAGGTATTGGTATAAGACGCGCCGTTGTCGGTAACCAAAAAACCCGTCTGAACACTTGTAAGAGAAAGCGCAGTGCCAGAGGAAGCCTCTGCGTCAGTACTCGTGCTATCCAACGGCGCAGTCGCTCCACGCAGTCTGTCCCAAAAGAACTTTCTTTGCACTTGGTTACGCGCCATGCCAATCATCAGATCAGTCGGAAAACTAGGAGTTGTAATCAAACGACTACTAGTGCCATCACCACTGTATATAACAGGACTAAACACACTCGTCCCCAGCGTAGGCACTTTCATCGGGCCACGGCGTATGGCTATGTAGATGTAGGGTGCTGATGCAGAAAATCCACTAAAGGTAAAGCCAGTTGCTGTGGGGAAGCCAAGTGTTTGCCCAGACTCTGCGTTAGAAGCGTTTGCTCTGAGGTATCTAGAAGAATCCGCTACATTCCAGCCTCGCATTGTGTCGATTAAAAACCAGTTTTCATCAGCACTTGTATTTTTAACTAATACCCACTGAGGCTCATACCCCAGAGTCACAGTTGCGTTGGCAGACCCATCAGTAGTAAACGACCCACACGAAATCACATTGTCCGTACCCGTCAGGCCAAAGCCGCCTGCGTCATGGGCAAATAGGTAGGCGAAAAAAGTTTGTCCATTACCATTCGTATCACCAGTAGTTCCTAATGAAAACTCGGTTGAGGTAGCTGCTGTGTTATTCCAAAATATTGTGCCGGTTTCTATAGCAGCGGTTGAATTTAGCTTGAGTGCCTGATTAGTTGCTAATGACCTGTGGTAAACATACCAATTTGAAACCGAGGTGGTGGATTTAACAATAATACAACCCGGCACAGAACCGAGGCTGTGGGCAATTGTTCTTGCTACACCCGTCCCCGTATAAGTCACAATATCAAAGAACTTTGGCTGCGACACCCATTGCCAATCTACATACGTTGCACCGCTATTGTTGTAGTCTGTGTTTGTGCCAAGGGTGTAGCCAGTGGCACTAAAAGCCGTTAAGCCTTGACTGTCTGTAACTTCTGCGCTTGTGGTGTTGCTGCTCAGTGCTTTGGTTGCTCCGCGAACATTGTCTGTTAGCTTGTGGTTAGTTGCGGCAGAACGTGATTTTGTCCACACCAAAGTTTCTTTAGTAGAACCATCTAAACCTGTTGTTACAGTAGCCGATGCACCTGTACCTGTCCGCAAGTAAGACTGAAAGAAATCTTCTATGTAATTAACTTTGGCAACAGTACCGCCTCCGAACGCATCGTAGCTTGCTGCTCCACTTGTCGATTGTAAAGGCATTGTTATTCCTTGCTTTTGCAGTTATTCATGTGCCACTTAGCTAAGTTACCGCCACTTGCCATTATTCCGCAATGTGGGCATTTTTCTTTACGCTTTGGCTTACGCATATTGATTGTTGTTGATTTTTTTACGCCAGTTGTTCCAGCAATGATTGCCGCTTTACGTTCATCAGAACAAGGCACACCATAATAAAAATGCTTGTCACCTTTAAGTGATTCACTAATTCTTTGCTTTTGACCATCAGTCCACTCATGTCTAGTTTTGGCAAGTGTTTCTGCGGTATGTTTATAACCTTCAGTTCCATCGCCTCCATCAGTTGCATTTGTCAGGTCAATACCAAACCCACGCATCTCAGCAATCAAGAAGCACTCAAGTTCTTTAGCTTGCTCATGGCTTACATTTTCTTCAACTTTACGCACAACAATGTCTAAACCAAGACTTTGAATCTTACGAATCTTGTTCAGCTTATATGTTTTCTTGTCAGAATTCTTAGCTTCCCAGGCATGAAAATGGCAACGTCTACCCACACCCTTACCAACGTAAAAGGGCATCCCATTTCTGGGGTCTGTCAGCGTGTAAACGTAGGCGGTGTTCATTACGCCTTGAATTGCGTGTTGCTTGCCAAGACGGTGAAAGTCGCACTGCCTGTCTTGATGATCAGGTAGCGATACGAATCAATGCCGCTAGCGTTACCAGCAGTAGGAGCGCCACCAAGCCAAACAGTAGTCACGCCAGAGGTTGTGCCATCTACCTGCACCACATTGTTGTAGTATGCTGTAGCGCCCTGCGTGACCAAGAAAGCCACAGTCACAGACTGCCCCGTAGTCATGGCAGTATTTAGCGATGTGCCACTAGACGCTCTGAAGTTCACCGTCCAGTTGGCACTTGCATTGCTGGTGTAGTACTGGACAGACTGGGTGGTGACATCGTAGTTGATCGTGCCTGTAGCCGCTGTTGCTGATACTGTCGCCACCTCTGCTGCGTCGTTCAAGATCATCGCTAGTGCTGATGATGTACCGCTGAATGTCTGAGTGCCTGTAAAGGTATTGGCAACATTGACAACAGGAATATTAGCCGCCGCCAGAGTAGTTGCGCCTGTACCGCCGTTGGCAATTGGTAGTGTGCCAGTGACGCCTGTCGTGAGAGGTAAGCCTGTCAGGTTGGTTGCGACTCCGCTGGTTGGAGTGCCAAGCAAAGGCGTGACCAAGGTAGGGGAAGTTGACAATACATTGCTGCCAGAGCCTGTACTGGTGGCGACTCCCGTACCGCCATTGGCTACTGCCAATGTCCCTGCCAGGGTAATGGTGCCAGAGCCAGTGATAGGCCCACCGCTTGTAGTCAAACCTGTGGTGCCACCGGAGACATCCACGCTGGTGACTGAACCAGCGCCTGGACCAGAGAAGGCAACGGTAATGGCACCGCTGCCATTGGTAATGGTCACACCAGAGCCAGCAGTCAGTGTTGCGGGTGTCAGCGTGTTGCCTGTGCTGTTGCCAATGAGCAGTTGACCGTTGGTGAAGCTGGTCTGGCCTGTACCGCCATTGCCGATACCCAATGTGCCTGTGATGTCGGCAGTTGAGACTGTGACTGCATCCCAGTTTGCGTTGGTGCCATCAGACTGCAAATACTTGTTGGCGGCAGATGTCTGTGATGGCAGCAGGTTGTTCAGTGCTGCGGCTGCTGTTGACGCGCCTGTGCCACCGTCAGCCACCGCCAAGTCGGTAATGCCTGTGATGCTGCCGCCAGTGATGGTTGCAGAACTTGATGTGATTGGGCCTGTCACACCAGCGGGTGCGCCTACTGCCCCTGTCAGGGTGGAGATGCCAGTTACCGACAGTGTGGTGCTGGCGGTGATAGCCTTTGCCGCCAAGGTGGTGTTGTTAACAGTGGCAGTGCCTGTGGCAGCACCAATGTTCACGGCAGTAGCTGCGCCAGCTAGGTTGACTGTGGTTGCCGTGGTGTTGACCAAGGCAAAGGTGGTGGATGGCGTTGTGAGGTTGGTGGTGACTGCTGGTGATGTCAGGTTGGTAGTGCCTGTAGCTGTCAGCGTCCCGGCAACTGCCAGCGTCTTGCCAGCTCCAACATTCAGGCCAACTGATGTGCCTGTGCCAGCCGCTGCGAACAGTGCATCCACCAAGTCAAGGTCAGAGTTGACCTTAGTACCCCATGTGTCGGTGCTGGCACCAACTTCTGGCTTGGTCAGTAAGAGGTTTGTGGTGGTGGTATCTGCCATGATTTATCCTAGTGTTCTTGCGCGAGCAAGCATAGTTCCTGCCTGATTGGACCTGTTGTCAGCGAGGCGTAGGTCATCAATGCCCTTGGTGTACAGCGCCACCCATACAGGTATGCGCTCGTCGTTCTGCAGGTATGGTGCAGCTTGCAGCAGTGAGCCGTACAGGTAGATGTCTGGTGCCTGAGTCAACAGCCAGTTGGTTGTGTTGCTGACGCTCAACTTGGCGAGCTTGGCGTAGTAGTCAATCTCGTAGGCGTAGGTGCTGTCAGGCACTGGAAGAACACGAAAATTGCTGCCTATGATGGCGTAGAAGAGTGGCTTGCCAGCAGACAGGTAAGTAGTGTTTTGCAACTGGTCCAGGCTGTTGAGTGTCTCAAACTGGAGTGGCGTGATGGGGTTAGTCCCCGTCAGCTTCAGCGTCAATCCATCCAAGAAGTCAGTGGGCAGTGCGTTGTACTCGGCGGTGATGTTTCCCGTCCCACGGGTAAGCATATTCCTGGTACGCAGGACACGCTCAATTTGCGACTCAGCAAGAGTCACAAAGTCAGCAATTGCCGCTGTCAGGTCTGATCTATTGAGCCAATCCGCAACTGATGTCTTCAGCTCGGCGTAGGTAGAGAGTGCCATTTATGCCTCCTTGTCCTGCAGGTCTTTGACCACCCATGTGTGCTCATGTCGGAATTCAAAGGTGCCTACATGACCTATTTCCCGAGAGACATCGTGATCAATGTAGATTTTATACCCAATCTCCTTTGCCTTGAGGCAGAAGAAGACATCCTCACCCACGTAGCCACGCTTGTCATTTCTCCAAGGCGTCTCAAACCAAGGCTCGGACATCTTCTTGAAGACGTCTGCCTTGATCAGCATAACGCCCATGCCAATAGTGTCCACCTCCTGCAGACCGTGGTCATCCAAGGTGCTGTAGATTAGTTTGTTGCCAACCTTGGCAGTTGGGCCTGTCGGCATCCGGCGTCTGGCGCAGTTGGTTGCCACGATGTCAAGGTCATGCGCCATCAGCCGCTGGATCATGTCCTGCGGGAATGTCATGTCAGAGTCAATGAACAGGATGTGGCTGCAACCCTCGCGCATCGCGTCCAGCGCCAGCTCTGCCCGTTGATTCTGAATCAGCGTACCTTGCATGATTTTGAGGTCAATGCGGTCATCGGTGTTGCAGGCGTGATAGGCCACCATGTTTACCAAGCAATAGGCGTACTGGGTGTGAACCATGTCACGTGCTGGAGTGCAAACCGCAATAATTGTCATACTTGTCCTGGTCGTGTTCTAAAGAATCTGTTGTCGGGGTCATTGAGCCAGCGCTTCATGTAGGCTTGATCTGTAATCTTGCCGCTGGACTGCAATTCGTAATAGATGTTGAGTGGTATGGATGCCACCTTGTGCCACTCGCCTGTCCAGTTGGCCTTGTTGTCGGTAGCGTTGAACTGGTCCTTGTTCTCCTCCACCACATTGGAGACATCCTGCTGAGTCTCAATGGTTGCCTCATCAGTCAATGGGTTGTAATGCCAGAGCCTGGTGATGCCTGTTGTCTCGTCTTTGTCAAAGATTCGTGTTTCCATATTTTGAAGGTGGACCAAGTTTCCCTGGCCCACCCCTCCGTTTAGGACGTTACCAAGTCGGCAGCAAGACCGTGAGCATTCTCACTGGTGATCTTCAGGCCGTACTCAACAATCAGCAGCCGCTTCTCAGCGTCACCCGTCTTCGCCAGTTCCATCTGCTGGAAAGGACGCAGGTACGCAACAGAGGCGTACTCAGGGTCCAGCACCAGCGCATCACGCTCGCGTTGGAACCGATTCGCCACCACCGTCACATTGCCGAAATCGCTGACGTAGACATCAGCAGCACCAACGATGGTGGCGGGTTTAGCGCCGCCTTCGATGTTGTAACGGGTTGCAGCAATACCTGCAAAACCACTCACACGCTGCTTGTTCACCGGACCTGTCATCAGGATTTTCGGTGTACCGCCAGATGTCCAGGTCTTTTGAATCACATTCTTGAGAATGGTTTCAGTGAAGGTCCGAACAGTGCCATCGGTACGCAAGCTGTTTGGCAGCGTTGTGTAAGACGGGTCAGTGCCAGTTGTATCAGTGTTGGTCTTGATGAAGGCCAGGACAGAGCCGGTAGTACGTGCAGCACTGGTGCTGCCTGCACTTGCGATCTGGCTTTGGACCATCACCAATTCCATATCACGCTTCAACTCAGCGCCCTTCTTAGCCAACTGGTAGGCCAACTCAGACTTACGTCCAGCCTTGTTGACAACTTCCTCGGTGTTGGACAGCACCACAGTTTTGCGGCTGATCTGGCAGTAGTTCTGCATCCGCACCGTTGCGGTTACAGGGTCGTAGGTTCCAATGTCATCACCCTCAAGTTGCGCGTTGGTTGCCGCAGCTTGGAGTGCATCGGTCTGCCACTCGTACAGCGTGTTTTGCACACTGTCTTTTCCAATGTTGGATTGGAACGGTGTCTCCTCTGGTGAGATGTTGTAGATGATGTTGCTGAGATTTTCACGGATACCCTTGGCAGAGTATGTGGTGAATGTGTTGCTTACGATAGCCATTTTGAATTACCTCAAAAGATGTTCAATTGCGGAAGCCGCATCGTTGACGCGACCAGTTTTAGCAAGACGTTGTTGAGACCTTCTAGCATCAGTTACGTTGTCCATTCTCCCCGCTGCACCTGGCTTGGCGGGTTTAGGCCCATTGTTGACCGCTGGCCTGATGTTGCCCCTCTTGGTCATCATCTGGTCGTACAGCGCAGCCTTACGCAGCGCAACGACAGCACGGTGGTCAAAAATATTCTTCAGCTCGTCAGAGGAAAAGCCTAGCTTCTGCCCCCACTCAATAAGCAACGTCTTTTCAGCCTTGGCCTTGTCGGGGTTAGCCCACTCGGGAATAGCTTTGAGCATGGCATCTTGCTGTTGTGCGAGGTGTGCCTGCATAGACTGATATTGCTCTTGCGCCTGGATGTGAGAGAGTCGCTGCCTTTCAGACTGAATAGCTGCGTGTACTTTCTCGGCATCTCTTGCAAGTTCCTTTTGCCTCACCCACTCGATTGGGTCTTCGCTATAAAGACGATCCATATCAAGTTTAGGTGCAGCGTTTTGCTGAAGTTGCGCCTGGAGTGACCCCAATAACTGGGAATACTGCTGGCGCTCCGTCCGCACAAGTTCAGCCTCTGCCTGGAACGCCCTTCGTTCCTCGGACACTTGCTGAGTCTTGCGGGTGTAGTCTGCTTCTCGGCTGTAGCCCTTTTGGAGTTCTTCAAGCGTGACCTCGACATTCTTGCCGTCAACTTTGACGGTGAATACGGGTGGCTTGTCCTCCTCCTCCTCGGCCTCATCCTCATCAGGCTGTTCCCCATCGGAGTCTTGCAATTCCTCCTCTGGAGCCGCTGAGTCAACTTCCGTCAACTCTTCATGCAACTCAACGTCCTGTTGGTCCCCACCTTCCGATGGCAACATCGCGTCAATTGCACTTGCCGCATTAGCAATATTTAGGTTATCCATGTTTCAGTTCCTTTCATTTACGGGTGCGTTCCAATTTCTTACGCTCCACCCAACCGTTGTCGATCATCTTCTTCAGCTCAGTTTTCAACATATCAATGCTTTGCAGCATCGCCCACGCTTGCTCACGTTTTGCAGATTCATCGGGAAGGCTAGACTTCCACTTGTAAACCTGGATATCTTGAAGCTGTTGCAGGGCATTGGTAAAAACCTCGTCTTGGAGCAGTAGCTCTGACTTGTTGCCCTTGCGGATGATGTCTTCCTCGGTCATT